GCCTTAATTATGTCTGACCTTATACAAACTGCACTTCAAGATTCCTCGGTAGAGAAATTGACAGACGAAGCATTGCTACTATTCATAAAATCCGGTGAATTTAAAAAGGCTCAGGAAACTACCTTAAAAAATATTGCAATAGATACAGCGATCGCAGCTGGTACGAGTGCTGCAATAGGATCAATAATACCTGGTGTTGGTACAGTTTCTGGGGCGGTGGGTGGTTCTGCGTATGGACTTGTTTCAGGCTTTTCAAGAATGGGTATAGAAGGTTACCAGGATATGGGTATGATAGGTAGAGATAGTATACCTAATGCGGTTGAAAGGGCAATTAAAAAACAAAATTCGTTATATGGTAATCAGGATTTAAGCCCAGAAGCCATGAAGAATAAATTAACTAATGCTGCTGTAGAAATAACTCAGGCCAGAGGAATTTTAGAAGAACAAGTTATTGAGATTGATGAGAATATTGGGGACCTTACATCGCAAATTGGCTCACTAAGTACTCCAACTGAAGGTGAAACTAGAAGGCAGTCGTCGCAGCGTGTGAGAAAACGCAAGGGACTGGCCAAACAATTAAAAGAATTAAGAACGGAAAGAGGCACCGTTGGCGGCCAACTTCAAAATACTATAGGCATACAACAATTATCCAATGAGGAAATGAAAAGATTTTTAGAAAGTTATGGAAAGAATCTTGAGATAGGAAAAAACAGTTCCTCAGCCGATGTTTTAGATATGATATCAAGCAGTGGTGGTTTGGCGGTGGCAACGTCCGTTATCAACCATAACACTTACTATAATAGCCATTACAAAAGCGGCGACACCAACTTAAATAGTAGTACTGTCAATGCTATAGGTGGTGACGGTCGTGGCACCGAACAAACTGCTATGGGTTAAAAGGGGCAGCCGAAACTACCCCCTTTAATTAATTAGAAGCAACTTCTCTTAGATATTCACGTACAGTTTCTGGACTTGTTTCCCCATAAGGGTCAGTCTCGCAATCATCAGATTTACCTGGTTCAACAAACATCTTTTCAATTACACCATCGTTTACAACCATAGCATATCTCCAAGATCTTGCACCAAAACCTAAGTTATCTTTTGCGACATTCATGTCCATACCTGCAGTAAATTCACAAGAGCCATCTGGTATAAATTTAATATCAGCAGCCCGTTGTTCTTTAGCCCAAGCATTCATAACAAAAGCATCGTTACATGAAATGCAATATACTTCATCAATACCTAAAGCTTTAAAGTCTCCATACATTGCTTGATAACCAGGGACCTGGAAATTTGAACATGTTGGAGTAAACGCTCCCGGTAATGAGAAAGCAATAACCCTTTTCTCAGCAAAATAATCATCGGTAGTAGGATACTGCCAATCGAAGTCGTCTGTTTCTGGGTTTTTAACTCTAGTTTTAAAAGTTACTTGTGGTACGTTTTTCATAATATATCCTTCAAAAAAACGGGTGAGCATGACCCACCCGGATTAACATCAAAAAATCAACCTATTAAGAATTCCTTCTTATTATCAATTTTAATTTTCTTTGGCCTTTTCTCTTCAGGAATAATTCTTTGAAGAGCTATTGTTAAAAGCCCATTTTTAAAGTTAGCACCTTCTACTACAAGGTCATCAGCTAATGTAAAGCTGCGTGTGAATTTCTTTTGTGAAATTCCCTTGTGAAGTACAATGGTGTCGTCCTCAGTTCTTTCGTCCCAAGTGGACTTAATCGTGAGAACATCTTCTTTAACTTCAATATCCACATCATTAATATCCATGCCAGCCAGTGCTAGTTCTACTGCGAACTTGTCACCAGACTTGTTTCTACGAATATTATATGGGGGAAAGCCAGTTGCTACGTGAACTTGTGGAAATTCGACGAGTCTGTCGAACATCTTATCAAAGCCTACCGCAAACGGCGTAAGTTGGTTTATATTTAATCCAGTCATTTTTATCTCCTATTAAGCAAGACTAGTTAATTTGATGGCTTGTTACACACATCACCTAATTTGTACACCCTAATGGCATGTACAAAACTATTTATTCAGACTCTTTGTATCAGAGATAAACTTTTTAATAAAATGTCTTATCTCTCTAGATGCGGATGTATCATCATCCTTGCAGAGCTGAATGAATTCTTTCTTTTGTTCTTTGTTTATTTTAATAAGTAACGTATCATCTTTAATCATAATTTTGTTTCACTTTTGTCACATGTCTGTAACATTACTGTTATAAATACATATATACAAATTATATAAAAGGAAAATACATGCATTTTATTAAAAAGCAATATATAGCATTACACGAAATAATGAAGCAATCTAGAATCCAAAATGTTTGGAGACAAGTACTTTAATTCTTTCCTGTACTACCAAAACCGCCATTCCTCTCAGTTTTCTGAGAAGGTCTAGTATCAACCTCGGTTAGTTCGGTTTTCAAAACCTTTGATAGTCTACACTGCGCTAGTCTCTCGCCACTCTCAACAATTACCAGACTGTCTGATATATTATATAGAGCGATAAACGACTCTTCTACGTAATCACTATCAATCACACCGACCCCATTACAAAGGTTTAAACCTTTCTTTGTCGCTACACTTGAGCGTACAAACATTTCCAGCACATGATTGTCTGGCACATCAAATATGAGTCCTGTCGGAATTAATGCTCTACTTAGGGGTGGGATTTGGATTCCAACGCTACCTTTGTAGGCTTTGGCCGGTACCATTATTTCTTTATTCAGCGCATTCCAGGTTTTAATTCTATCACCTATTGCGAATGCTGCTTTTATGTCAAAACACGCCGAACCTTTTGTTTGAAAGGCTGGCATCTCTGCATATTCTTTTGTTTTAAAAATTTCCATAATCAATACCTATATTATAACACACTATTGTGCGTTTGTCAACTATTTCTTGCCGATATTATATTTAACTGCAAGTTCCCATTCATCTTTTTCTTTAAAAGCAATAATTTTAATCTGATTGAGTGATGCGACTGGATCAGTCGTCTTTGAATTGTCCAGAATCTTAACCAGTTCCCATTCTTCTAAAAGGTTTACAATTGTATTTCTTCTAGCTAAATCCTCATCAGTAAATGTATTCGCCTTGCCATCCAATATGAACAGCTCTTTAAAATGAAGAATGGAATATCGTCCCTTCTTATGAAGGATATGACAAGACTGAAATAACTTTTTCTCTTTACGAGAAGAGATTCCAATACGGGTAAGAGTTTCTTTGATTTTGAGGAAACTGTCTGGCGTGGGTAGCTCTACCTCGACGCCGACACCTCTAAAAATGTCTTCGTTATCCATGATACATATTCACCTTTTTATTTTAATAATCTTTAATGGTCAATAACCAATAAGACTATTTATAGGAATTTAAACCTTAACCGCCAATAACGAGCTTTTCATGTACAGATTTCAATTGTTCTTCATTAAGGACTTTTAAATACATTTTTGCAACAGTGCGATTACACTCGTAAACTTGTTGTATTGCATCAAGATCATTGTTCTTTTCGGCTTTATGCCATTTAGAAAATCTCTTGCGTTTCCTTAAAACACTACGATAGTATTCAAATTGGGCACCCGGGAAAAGCTCATGTCTTTGGTTCATCTCATTGGCATGAAGAATTGTATCCTCAAAATAAGTAAACCCACGATTGACAATATAAGGATTGTATTCCTTTTCTGTAAGCTCTGGGTTATCACTCTCACCAATAAGATTCTTTTTACTGAATGAAGCTGCATTCATAAAATCAAACGGACTAAGATCTTTCATCAAGTACCTCTATTAGTTCCTTGGATAGAGAATCAAATTCCGGGCCGCAAGTTTCACATAATGTGACCTTGTGTTTCCCTTCAGCGGTATTCATTTCAACTGTCCAAGCCTTTCTTTTTGTTGTCGTTGTGCTACAATTAAAACATCTGGTTTTTAACATTACACAAACTCTGATTCAATCATTACTTCGGTAAGGAACGCAACCATATTAATTTCTTGGTCTGCAACAAAGTTTGCCTTGTACATATAATCAGCAAGAGTCACAATGAAACCAGCCTGAGTTCTGAATTCGACCTTCTTTGAAGCTGCATCGTATATGCGCCTAAACATTTCATTCATATCTTGATCTGAATTGTTTGCAACCCATTTACGCATTTCTGTAAAGTTTTTAGTTTTAAGAAATTTAAACAGTGCGTCAATAGATTCCTGTTTGATATTAACAAAGATACCTTCATCAATTTTACCTGATGCTGCATACGATTGTAGTTCTGTTAATACACGACGAAAATCTGGGAAGTGTTTTTCAATAACTTTTGCCAGGACGCCTTTGTCATAGTCAACATTTTCATTAGCAAGTATTTCTTGAGTACGTTTAAAGAAATCCATTGCCAGTTTTGGCCTTTCTGTTTGTTCAATACCAAAATCAACTTCTGAAAGTCTAGATCTTAGTGGACCGATGATACGATTTTTGAAATTACAAGTAAATATGAATCCACAATTGGAAGAATATTCCTCAATGAAATTACGCAAGGCTGGTTGAACACTAGTTGTATTCAAATAGTCTGCTTCATCAAAGATAACATATTTACGACCCGTGCCTGTCAGCGAGACAGCTGAGGCGAACGTAGAGATATCGTATCGGAGGGTATCAATATTGACATTTAATGAGCCATTTTTGACGATGTAATCACAACCAAGCTCATCGAGCATTGCTTTCGCAATAGTTGTTTTACCTACGCCTGGACCACCAGCCAATAAGAGATTTGGGATATTTCCATCAGCAACAAATTTTCGGAATGTTTCCTTCATTTGTTCTGGTAGGATTGTATCTGCGATTTGTTGTGGGCGGTATTTTTCTACCCATAACACTTCATTTGCTTTCGCATTTATCATAATTAATCACCATAAAACATAATATAAAAAATTGAGGGCGGGGACAAGGCATAACCAGGTCCCCTATTCTCGAGATAAGTTCGGTAATTTTTTTAAGAAATTACCTTGTCAGCCAATTCACCTTCAGCTGGCATATGGACATCAACACTCTGTTCATGAGCAGCAGAATCCTGCTGTTGTTGAGGACCATTTTGTCTTAGATATGTTTCTACTTTATTTCGTAACATACCAACACCAGCAAGTTCTTGTCCTTGGAACCCGCCTCTTTGCGAACATACATCAATAATCTGTAATAGAGTACTGAGGTCACCGAGAGTGATACTCACCGGTTGTTCATTTTGTTGGCCATTTTGGTTTTGGCCGAAGTTACCATTCACTGGTTCGTTCATATTATTCACCTTTATTATAAGTCGACTTTGAATCAATCGCCACATAGTATGTGACACCTTTTCCTTTGAATTCAGATATGCCTTTTGAGCATATTGTTACCTGATAGTCCAAAGGTAGTAGTTTAAGATTATCGGTTTTAATGATAACATTAAACTTATCGGCAGTTTCCCCAATTTCAACGCCAAAGTCATCTGCGTTGTCATTAGCACTGTCGATTGCTTTGAGATAACATTTGCCGCCTTCGCCTACAAAAGCTACCTCAGAGAATTGTAATACACCTGCCGCCTTAAGTACGGAAGATAAATCCCCCTCAGAAACATTGACAGTCACATCAGCTGAAGGAAGTGTTATTTCCTTTTCTGGTGGTGTATGAATCATGGAAATGTCGGCGTAGACATATCGTGTGCGTCTTTTGCCTTCAGAGATTATAAAGTATTTATCCCCAAAGTCAATGTCCGGATCGTTGTATAAAGACAAGATTGACAAGAATCTTGAAAGGTCGTAAACACAAGCCTGTGATGGCATTGTATCTGGAACTTCTGCGATTGCAATCAGTGTCTTTTCTGGCGTAATAGTTTTAATTGTATTACCTGCGTTCAATAGAATACTCTTATTGATTGCTGTAAAGGATTTTAAAACGTTCAGCGTTTCATTAGAAAATTTCATAATATATAGTCTCCAAGTTTATTTTCGTTTTCATGTGGTATTATATACCTATTTCGTTGCTTTGTCAATAGGTGAGTACGTTTTTCTACTACTATTTTTGTCAGCAGTTGCCGATACACCTAATTGACCAATTGAGCCCATGTTGCCTCTAAAAATATAAGAGCCTACATGATTAATTTGCATCCATGGACACATCCAAACTTTCAAGTCTGCTTTACGAGCCATTTGACAGAAGAAATAATCCTCTGAAAGATAGCGTTTAGATTCAGGGTCAATAACACAATCGAAATATGCGGTAATATCCCTTTCACCATCAAAGTTGTTGGTGCGGATGTGGTCGGGTTTGTATTTAAGTTCTGGATACGCATCGCGATATTTTTCCAGAGTATTTCTTGCGATAAGCATGAAACCTGTTCCAGCCTCTGACACTTCAACTGGTTCCCCAAGTTTAAATGATTTGGTGCCTTTAACAGGATTAAATACGAAGTCAGATGTATATTGTTCCAATTTAAATGGATTGTCTTTTGCCAGACCTAGTTCAGCTGCCTTAGCAACTTTTTCCCAAGCAATTGTTTTCTTAGGATAGGGCCCAGTCACGACATCATATTCATCTGGGTTTTGGATATTTAAAGCAAGTAGTGCCAATACATCTTTAGGATTAAAACCTATATCGGAATCAATGAACATCAAGTGAGTACAATCACTTCTCATAAATTCATCTACGATATAGTTCCTAGCTCTTTGTACTAGACTCTCATTAAATAAGAAATAATATTTGAGTGGAATTTGGTGTTGTGCACAAAGCATACTCAAATCATTTGTTGATTTTGTATATAAACCACCACACTGACCACCGTACATAGGTGTACCAATGAATAGTTTATATTTTCTTAACTCTTCAGTTTTTACTTCGATCTGCATAATATACTTTTTCCTTTAAGGAAGCCTTGGGGCTGCAGGGGTTTTAAAATGTTTATTAAGCATTTCCAATTTATCTTCGTATTCAGAGATCATAGCCAATTCTTTTTCAATTGTTTCCATAATATCCGGATGTTCTGCCACACCGACATGAGAGTTCAATAGAACTTCCACATTAATTTTATGTTTTTCAATATGAGCTCGAAAGTGTAGTTCCGAAGCTGTTATTATTTTTTCTTTTAGATTTAGCATTATTTAGTTCCTATATTATAACACACTTTTGGTCATTTGTCAACACGATACGTGTCATTAAGTTGTATTGCTCTTTCCAGTAACTCCAACATGGAATTATTTCTTGATTCCTCAACAAAGGCTTTTGTATCTTTTGGGAAGCAATTGCCACCAAAACCAAATTGACCATCTGGTCCTGGAACATTCATATGAGAAGGTCCGATTCTTGGTTCGTGGGCCAATATGCCAATAAACTCTTCCCAAGGTGTATCCATGGAATAAGTGTTATACAATTGTCTTAATTCATTAAAGAATACAACTTTTGTTGCCAACCAACTATTCATTGTATATTTAAGAAAACTTGCTGCTTTGATATCCAGTTTAAATGAAGGAACCGGTTTTACAAGGCTGTGTTTCGTATACATTTGTTCGACCTTAGTACATGCGTCCCAGTCACCCCCAAAAATTTGGAATGGTGGGTTAATGAAATCATCATTAGCATTTGCTTCAGTTAGAAATTCTGGGTTATATACGATTTGTAATTGAGTGAAAGTATTCACAAAGGCTTCCAAGACACTCGGTGCGACTGTTGATTTAACTACAACAACGCCCTTGTATTTTTCCTTATTGAGAGTTTTTAATGTGTCTCTAATAAGGTCTGCGTTTACACTACCTACCGGGCCATCAGCTGTTGCTGTTTTTCTTGTTGGTGTCGGTAAACAAATAAACATTACATCAGGATTTAGTTCTACCAAATCCATTGCAGTGAGTTCTGAAAATCGTGGGTCAACTACGAAAGTATCCACTGTATCAGTTTCAAATCCATTCGCTACAGCACCACCGACAAAACCTCTGCCGATAATTCCAAGTTTAAGTGATAATCCTGGCATGGTAAGTTTCATCTGCCTTGGCGTTTTAAACGCTCTAATATTTGTTGCTTGTTCCATTTTGTCTCCATAATATAAAATTAATCAAGTTTCTCTGCACGTTCAATTGCCTGTAATCTTAACACATCAGCTAAAATATCCCAGGCACTATCGTGTGCTTTAAAAGTTTTATCCCAGAGCTGTGTATCTTCAATAGGACAGAATCCATTCTTACGAGGGAAATCCAATTTCGCATCAATCCAAGATCTTGTATCTCTAAGGGACCAATGTGGCAGGTATTCCATCACTTGATTTTTCTTTCCAATTGCATCAAATAATCTCCATAATATAATCGGATCGAAAGAATTACTTCTTGACCACCAGTTAGAGATTTTTCCGTGTGGGATTAGGTATGATATAAACTGCTCAGCAAATTGTTCTAAGCTGATATCTGTTGCTTTCGGTACAATATTCTTACGAACATCAGATGGTTGTGATTCCCAGAATGCAACAGTGCTTTTATCAATAGTAAAATTGTATAGAGAAACTTGTTCTCTAATATCGAATTTGTATTTTTGGACTGACTGAAGGTCGCCAAAGTTGTATGGTTTGTCGGAAGTAAATTTGTCCCAATCAAATACCAATGCTGACATGTCTATGACGACACAGTTATTGGTATCAATACCCATTGTTTCAAAGTCAATAATGCAGTGCTTCATAATATAAATTCCTCATTTGTTGTACCATTATATACTATTTTGTACATAATGTCAACCATTATCTATCAACTTATTTATATAAGTTTTCAGATTGTGTTTTGGAGACCAGCCTAGGTCCCGTGTTTTTTCTGTGATGACACTAGCAGACATACGATTGCCTTTTCTAGGTGGTAGTTGTTCGGTACGAGTGTTAAACATCTTAGCTACATCCGCCACAGTGTATTTTTCTGGATGGCCAATACCATATTCATCACCCTGTCCCTTGTCACCTATCAGTACTAGAGCGTCTACAATATCATCTATATAAGTGAAATTTCTTTCCTGGGTACCAGGCATTACAATTGGTAGAGCCTTGCCGTCAGATTTTAATTTTGCATATTTTGCAATAAGTGTCGCGTATGGCCCATCTTTTATTTCTCTGGGTCCATATACATTATAAAAGTATGTAATTGCATAATCAATACCAAACCACTCACCATATTGTTTTACCAATTCAGTATTACGAGCTTTGGACCAAGCATAAGGACTCATTACATAACCATCATCCGTGTCAGCAAATTTAGTACTGGAGCCTGAATAAACAAGTTTTGCACCCCATGCACGGACACATTCCAATACTCTTGTTGTGCCTTCGCAATTAAATTTATGAACCAATTCAATATCGTCAAATGATTGTTCGACACGAGAATATTCACCTAAATGATAAACTCTATCAATACCAGAGAATCTCTCCGGCGTTAGATTTGTAGTACAATCCTCAACATATGCAACTCTTTCCACATGATTTTCTACTGAGCCAGTAAAATAATTATCATATGAAATTACATCATGGCCTTCGGATACAAGTCTTTCAGCAAGATGACTTCCTACAAAACCTGCACCACCTGTTATTAGAATTTTAGCCATGGATGGATGTTCTCCCTTCTGGAAATTCATCTGCCTCGAACTGTGGGTCTGGATATTGTTCATCCGTATTCCAGTTGCGCATTAGTTGCATTCCATAATTATCTACTTTATTTACAATTGGCATATCTTTTTTCAAAATAAGAGGATTCTGTCTAGCAGGATATCCATCTTTAGTCATAATCGCATTAAGATCTACATGGTGATGTACTCTGCCATATCTCTCAACTAGTGTCACACAATCAGGGTGCATTTCTTTTAACATTTTTGATTTGTTATATGCTGGATCATTTTCACCTTCACCAGAATAATCCTCATATACCTCAGTTGTGTTTCCACCTTTTACTGTTCCAGTTCTTAATTTGCCTTGAACAAATGCATACATTAATACTGTACACAAACCTTCTTTAAGGACACGAATACTTAGATCTACATCCTCGTTAAACTTGCCTCTCCATTTATGTGGGCAATTATTATCAATTAGGATACACGACATCATTCTTGTATTTAGTATGAATGGCTGATATGGGCATGGGTCAACAACAAAGAATTTATATTGGAAAGATGCTAGTGCAACATTTTCATATCTGTCAACAAAATCCTCAGTAGCCCTAAAAATACCAGAGCCATTCTCTACACGATATCTTTTGTTTTTGTGTAATCTTACGAACCCATCAATGTTATCGTCCATTAACCAATGTCTAGCATGACCATTGGCTTGGGAGTGTTCCCAACACCAGTTCCTGGCAGGGCCTGAGCCTTTGCCGTGGTTACTGAATGGTAATTCCAATACGGTTCCTAAATCGCCTGCGGCACTTGTAGCTTTGACATAAACATCATATTCTTGTGGTTCAACCGCGATGTAATATGGTATGCCCATTTTCTCCAATGTCTTTGCAGTATGTCTTGTATCTGCTCTACCTTTACTAATAATATAGATAGGATATTTTGGATTAAAATGGTCTGTGTCAGTTTCGACATACCTGTTTGTCATATTTTCTTCTCTGCCTCTAGCAGGATAATAGACAACGTTTGTTTTCTTTGTTAGATTATATTCCATTTTATCACTGAAATGATTCCTATCTTCTTCTGATTTGAATTTAACAGCGATTTGTTTAAATACATCTTTTTTCTTTGCTTGAAAGGTTGGCATACCAGCTGCGTACCATTGCACGTACTGATTACGCCATTCCTTTTGAAGTTGTTCTTGAGTTTTTACTGGTGTATACATTATAATAAGTCCAATAGGCCATTCTCTTCACGGCCAGCTTTATAAACTACATCCTTAAGTTTCGGCATTGGTTTTTCGTCAATCGCCAACATAAAGTTAATATAGTCTTGTTCAGTTTCAAAGTTTACAAAAAGTGTTTGCCAGTCTTCTGGGAACTCAGCATCAACCTTTTTCCTATTCACTAGTGGTTTATATTCCTCTTCTTCCTCACCTAGGAATACACCTAATGTGTCAGTAATATTTTCATCAGCAACATAGCCAACCAAATCGTCATATTCGGCTGCTGTATCCTTTGTGTATTCTTTTAAAATTTTATCATTCATAATTTAATTTACCTCATTTGAAATATATTTAGTAACTTTACGCAACTTTTTTGAGTCTCCATTTTGGAAAAGTTTTTGCCTTACATCTGTAAGACACACCTTCCTTACTCATTTTATATTTCTCCGCGACCTTAGAAGGAGAAGTATATGTTACGCCCTCTATTATATAGTCAAATTTTCTAGCTGGGGTTGCGACCCAAGGGACTAATTTAATCCCTGCTTCCCTATATGCATCTCTCCAAAATAGAGTATCATATTTTTTCAATACAATATTCTCTTCTGAAGTAGTATAGTGCCCTCTCATTCTAGACATTAAGAGTCTTTTAATGAAATTGTCACTCTTGCCTCTTTCAAAAGCCCTAAGAATATCTTGTACAGATTTTGTTCTACTGAAATAGTGTTCATAACATGGTCTGTATTTGGAATCCTTTGCCCTTTCAGCCACTGCCCTCTCAGAGATAAATCTCACTGGCATTCGTCCAGCTGCAAACAAGGAATTTGTTAGAGCTGAATTAGCCATTTTCTGGCATTTGTTGTAAGCTTTTGGACGGCCTAGAATTAGTTTGAAGAGGCTGAAAACCTCTTCTTGATTCTGTGTAAGTGTGTGTTTTGACATAGTTTGCATCCTTGTGTTAGCCATAATATAAGTATATTATAACACAATTACTCTTCATTGTCAACCCCTATTTTGGCCCACCGTTGTGGCCAATCATAGATGATTTTGCGTTTTGCTTTTCTCTCCAAGCTAGGAAATGAATTGCAACTTCTCTTGTTGTGTGAGTTAGAGTACTCACAGGACTTCTTTTAGATTTTTTCATTAATCTTTAACCTCAGTTAGTGCTTTAAGTTCAGTATACCCACCAATCTTATTATCATCGACAATAATTTGAGGGAAAGTTCTTGCTGTTGGGAATTCTGCTTTGAATTCGTCAAACGTGTAATCCTCATCTAGTTGAAGATAAGTATAGTCAAGTCCTTGTTGGGCACATAGACTTTTTGCTTGAACACAATAGCCACATGATGTTTTGCCATAAATTGTAACTGACATTATACTAACTTTAACCCACCAGAACCAGGCATGATTAGTCCAGTTGTGGCTTCAATTACTTGTGCTTTCAACTCGTCCATTGGCTCTGCCAAGAACATAACTGAGTTTTCATTCACTACAATTGGTTCCCTTTTAGCGTAAGGAACAAAAGGAACCATTCCAATTTTACCTTCACCAGCTGGGACCAAAAGAATACCATCCGTTAAGGTATAGAATCCTTTGTCATATTTTACTTTTGCTACAACTTCTTCACCAGTTGTAAGCCTTACGATTTGTATTTCGCTCATATATTTCTCCTAATGTGTGTATATTATAACACGTTTATTTGTATTTGTCAACTACTTTTTAAAGTTTTTTCGACATTAAATCCCGGTGGGATCTTTGGTTCAATTTCCCAGGTAACTTCTCTATTATATGCAGGATAGTGTGACTCGTTAAAGTAATCTTCCATACAAATAAGCTCACCTGGATGCTTTTTCATTGTCTCGGCCATATTTTCATAATTTTTTATGAGACCTTCAGTAAGTGGACCGGACCTTAAATGGTAGTTTTTCTCCCAATCGTTCTGTATATCAACATGGTGTTTTACTTTTTCACCAATGCCGTGTTTCGCCAAATGTAGTTGTTTCATTTTCTCAACACCTACAGCATTCTTATATGATACAAACCCAGTTCCACCAAAATCTCCTATCTGTCTTACAGCAATCCAACTCTTTACTTGAGCTAGGAAATCCCTGCGATAGAGATAATAGATTTTATCTACTTTATTTAGTATTCGGTCCATGGCTTCATCGGACGAGACTTGGTTGGGCATTACCTTAAAGACACAAGCATGGCCAGCCTCTAGCTGTTGGAGGAAAAATTCCTCACTCTGTAACCATTCTTTTTCTTCTGTTGGTAAGTCTTTATAATTTAACTGAATTTGGTATTTTGCTTTGGCACGACCTAGTGGTTCGGGCTTATTATGTGCAAACAATTCAGCTTTATATGGGAGCTTATATTGTTCTGATTTCAGGAGAGTAAAAGATGTGCTGCCAGTCCTAAAATTTGTTATAATAGCTACTTGGTTAATCATTATGTAAAGAAATCCTCAATCGTATCTATCCTTTCTGACGACCAACCTAAGGAATCAAGTATGCCTTGGATCGGGGTAAGAAAAACCTTGTTGAATTGTGTATCGTAGTCAATATATTTAGTAAGTTCCATTTCCTTCGGCAATACGCCTGGGAAACTGATAACATTTTGTTGTATCGGATTAGGCACTTTCATATAGACGAGCTTGACCTTATCACCAGATTGTATTGATGGATATCTTTTGGCCAATTTGTTCTGAGCCAAATGATGATTATAAACAATAGAACCTCGGACGTGTATCGGGCAACCTTTTCTGAATAATGTTACGGGATGTTTGTATTTCTCAATGTCGTCAGTTCCAGATGTTTTAGCAATAGCCTCTACTGGTAATGATTTAAATTCGTCCTTAAACTCTTTAATATAGATCTGTACATCGGATTCGGTGCCATTCATGATTACATTAAACACGGACCTCATTTTTTCTCTGCAGACTTCTGGTGTTGATGAACGAACACTTTCCAAACCAGTCACACTGATTTTTGGCTTTTCATAATGAACACCTTCTGAGTTAAGCACATTGAGAATATATCTCTTTTTAGCCACAAAGATTGCTCTGTCGGTAATCTTTTCACGTTTCATCACCATCGCATTGCGATATGCACCCATCTGTCGTTGAAGTTCCAAATAGCCTTTTTCAATCACTTGTTCGATTTTGGTAGAACAAATTTTATCCAGGAACTCTTCGCCTTGTTTTCTGTCAATCTCTTTTGTCCCAAACACTTCTTGAATGAGGTCACCAAAGTTAACATAAATTGAGTCTGTGTCAATGTATATAATATAGTCTTTATCTTTTGTGCCTAGGACCTTATTCATATAATTGTTAACAGATTTCTGAGCATATCGGATTGCCAATTGACCAGATGTAGTAATAGCCTCTGCCATTTCTGAAATATAATAGAGGAAATATTTGTTTGCCGTTGCGCCGTATAGACTGTTCATGGCAATTTTAATAGACATCTGAGAGTTGTGTAATTGGTTGACCTCTCGTTTGAGCCTTTTGACTTCTCTTACATCAGTCTCAATCTCAAGCTGTTGTTCAACTGCAATCATTTGCTTTTTAATTACAGAACGATTATTGTAGTATTCGTCAATAATTTCTGGAATGATACCAACATTTTTATTAGTAAAGCATACGCCATTGGCAGCAACTGAAACTGATGGATCATCATTTACATAATCATCTGTCAGAACCATATCCTGAGTAACATATTCACGTCTGTCGTCAATCCAGGTTTCTGGTGACATATTAAATTGTAACATCAGATGCGGATATAGGGAGTTCAAGTCAAAAGAAACTACCCAAGGATGCATGCCTTGTTCTGGATCTTTAACATAACCACCAACCAGCGCACCAAGGTTAGCACCAGGGCCACCTTTAATAGGAGGAACAATTTTGTCTGCAATCAGTCTACGATATATTGTAGATTCCCAAATGCCTACAGTTCCGAATGCGTCTTTATAATCAACACCGCCACCATAAGCAACAGTCATTACCAATTGTAATAAACTTGTTTCGTCCTCGAGTTCCTCAATCAGCTGAGTGTCACGAAGGTTATAATCTAGATAGAGTTGTGGATTTTGTTCATAGAGTTCGGTCAAGCCACCATAATCAGAATAGTCTAATTTCTTTTTGCCAAGAACTGAATAGCCAATATGGTCGAGTTTATATGATTCTTGTGGACCATATTTGTAACCAAACTTTTTGAACGCGTCCATGTAATCGACAATGGTCATACCAGAGATACGATACGTTGATTGGACCTTATTAAAGATTTCTGATGAGCGTTGTTTGATATGTTTCCAAGGTGATAATTGTTTTGCAACATCTTCACCAAGTAGCCGAATGATACGAGTCACGATATATTGAATGTCAAAGTATTCGACGTTCCAACCAGTTACGATATCCGGATAATCCGAGGACCACAATTTTACAAAATATCTAAGCAGAGCCTCTTCAGTTTCAAATTTGATAAAATCAATATTGTCTTGGTCGATACCAGTAGCTGTTTGTGTTTTATCATAATCCTTACGACCAAGCAATGTATATTTTGCACTACGTGAGCTGTGATAAGCAATTGATGTAATCTCTTTATCAGCCTGATTAATATCTGCATATCCGTCACTGATATCAACCTCAATATCAAACGAGGCAATGTTGATCTGATTAATGTCAAATTCAATCTTGCCTGGATATTTTTCTTGTATGAACTGAGTAGTATAATTGGTATTGCCGAAGATTCTCATGTTTGGAATACCTTTGTACTCTTCGATGAAATCCTTAGCCTCTCGCATGTCTCCAAATTTATGAGGAGAGAGTTTATATTGGCCAGTTAAGGACGTATAACCTTCTGCTCCAGATTTTGGTGTGTGTACATATAATGTAGGTCTGAATGGAACTTTGTAAGAAAAGCGCTTGCCATTTTCATAGCCGCGCCATAAGATATTGTTGCCGTATCTTTCAACGGAAGTATAGAACGATGTCATAGATAGTGTCTCATAATGTAGGTACCATTATAACATACCTGGAGCGATATGTCAACCGATAATTTCGGAGAAGTTTTTAACCTTGCCGAACGTGATGCTTCCATCAAATTTCTCTGCAAATTGGTCTCCTCTGTGACTGATAACAAAGATATTATCATCAGAGTTAAGTCCGTGTAGTGTTTCAATAAGACTCTCAATACCAACACTGTCTAATGCACCATCAAGAGTCTCATCTAGAATCAATAGGTTGGTTGAAACAGAGTTTCTAAGTTTGGCAACTGCGCGCCATGCCAGCATAATTGAAAGTGTAATTCTGAGTTTTTCGCCTTCACTGAATGAGGCATATGTAAAGTTATCTCTAAACCTTGAACGAATAACCTCATTAAACTCTTCATCAAGATGAAAGTCAACGAATAGGTCAAATGCAGCAAGATACTTGTTGATCAGTTTATTCATCACTGGAATATATTGGCTGATAATTCTAGCCTTAATTCCACCATCCTTAAGAATTGTATGTACAACACTTAATATTTCACGATCCTCTACAAAGGCTTGATGGATGTCATTTTGTTTGGATAGATCTTCTTGTAAACTCTGAAGTTTAGATGTATCTACTTCTTCGACTTCACGTTGAGCACCTTCCAGTTCCTTTTTATAAGAAACAAGGGCGTTCTTTGACATTTTGATTTCAGCTCTGATTTCAGATATCTTGAAGTTAACTGATTGAATTTGTTCCTCAACCTTTGAAATAGAACCGAGTCGGTCTTGGTGAGTTTTAATTGTTTCTGCAGCAGAGACTAGACCTTGTTCGATACCAGCCTTTATGTCAAGCTTTTCATTAACTTGTCCTGATTTAAAGTCGTGAGCAATACCCTGTTTACATGTTGGACAATCATCATTATGTTCATAGAAGGATAGTTCCTTTTCAAGCTGTACACGACTTCTGTCAAGTTCATTTCTGTGTTGAGTTGCATCAGCAAACTTTTGTTTCTCATCAGCCTTATCAGATATATCATCATAGAGTGCTTTCATAATCTCATCTTGAGTATCAATGGTACTATTCCTTGATTCGATTTCGTCAATATGACCAGACATCTTATCACGTATTTGATCTACTTGAGTCTCTTTAATCTTACGGATCTCATTATTATTTTCTTCGGCCGAGGATATTTTAGTTTCCACTAATTCAATGTTGTATTTCGTATCATTAATTGCAGCCTTGTTTTCATTGATTTTATCTTTGGCCAATAGATTCATTACACTGAATACTTGAATGTCTAATAGGTCCTCAATGATTTCTCTTCGCTGACCAACTCTTAATTCCATAAACGGAACATAGGTAGCTGAACCTAATACTACAATCTGATTAAAAGATTTATAATTAATGCCGAGTATATTTTCTTCCAAGTGTTGCTGATAATCTTTTTTGGCAGCATTCTGATTAAGCATCTCACCATCTTTAAAGATTTCAAACACGTTGGGTTTCATGCATCTACGAATAAGATAATTATTACCACCAGCTGCAAAATACAGTTCGACTTCGAGCCCCTTTTTATTAATACTGTTTAAGAGTTGACTCTTACTAATATTACGGAAAGGCTTTCCATATAAACCAAATGTCATTGCATCTAGTAGAGTACTTTTACCAGAACCATTTGACCCACTGACCAACGTAGTCGCGTATGAATCAAAATCAATGGTGGTAAAGGTATTACCCGTTGATAATATATTTTTATATTTTATTTTCTTAAAATGGATTCTCATTATAAACTAAGTGCCTCACTGTAAAGTTCATTAACGACACTTTTGACTCGTTCCTTGTCTGCTGTTGTTTCAATAGATTCTATATAATCACTTAAAAGCTCTGATGTGTCTTTTGTTTCGTCTAGTATTTCTTCATCACCATAATCTGCTAGGTTAAGATTGTCCTCGATAGCCTTTATATCCACTGCTCCACATTCTGACATTCTATTCATAAACAAATCATAGAGATATGCATTGGTTCTGTTTTTAATTATAATTTTAACATAGGTATCTTTGTATTTGTCGACATCAAAATTTGCGACATCATCTACTGTCCACGTTTCATCATCATAATTGATTTTAAAGAACACTCGATTCGGGTTGAGTATCTTTTCCATTTCTCGTGTTTCTGTATCGAAAACATGGAAACCTCTCTTGCCTTTATAATCACCCCACATCATTTCATACGGCGCACCAAGGTATTCTAAATTTTTATATCTTGATGGGTGGTGGAAGTGTCCTGAATATACATCTTGGAATTGTTTAAATACACCCAGCTCTAAGCCGTGCGCGCATAATTGGCCTCTCATCATTTCAAAGCCTCTCATTTCCAAATGTGCCATTACTACATCGGCGTCACTATTCTTTATAAACTCTAGATTGTGTTCAGAATTTTCTCTACTAATCCAAGGAAGCATAAGGAACTTTGTTCCCCCAATTTCTAAGTGCTTACCTAGATCTTGATATAATGTAAAGTTAGGATATTCTTTTAATAGTAAATTCATACTATTCACTTCGTTTGTATTGCTGTAATATGTATCATGGTTTCCAATTAATGCATGGAACTCTATATTACGTTCAGCCAAACCATCAAACAATGCTGTCTTAGCATGTTGTAAGCTTACATAATTGATGTACTTTCTACGATCAAAGGTATCGCCCAGATCGAATACTGTTGTAATATTGTGTTTATCCAAATATGGAAAGAATACTTCGTGAAAAAACTTTCTTTGAACTTCGTGAAATACACGGCTATCTCCTCTTGCACCAAAATGAATGTCGGTGACTATTGCAATTTTCATATTACTCCTGGATATTGTCTGCAGCTGCTACCTCTGTCTGCAGTTGCTTGGCCTCAGCGGCACTCATAGATTTTAAATAGTTCATTACACCAGCGCGTTGTTTTACTATTTTGGATTTTTTCTTGTCGGCTCTTTCCCATTTTAAACGAGACACTTTGTCTTTATATACAACACCGTGTAAATGGTCATATTCATGCAGGAAACATCTTGCGCCATATCCGGCTATTAGACCATCCTGCTTTTCTAATTTTTCATTGTACCAAATTGCTTTGATATCTTTAGGTCGGGATATTTTCACAAACATATCTGGGAAACTCAAACAGCCTTCAACATCAAGAACCATCTCATCTGACACATCAACAATCTCTGGGTTAATCACCATTACTGCAGCATCTGTTTTTTCTCCCATAACAAATAGTTTATAGTCTAAACCTACTTGAGGTGCTGATAGTCCAAGACCATTATTTGCGAGCATCAGCTTTACCATTTGCTCTTTAAGTTCGATGGGATCGAAACCTGGGTCTTCCAAATTCACATCAGATACTTCCTTTGAAAGGATAGGATCTGGATAATATACTAAGTTCATAATTTACCTTCTTCTCTCATTTGTGCTCTAATTTTTGTTGCAGATATCTCGTGAATATCTTTACCAAGATCATGTTCTGTAAATGTGTAACCTACTCCACGACCAAAGCTAATGTCAACAATATTTGGTACTTCCAAAATTAGATATTCACGTCCATTTTCATAACCATGTTCTCTTAATCCATTTTCAATACCTTCAATGGTTTGTATCATACCAAACGGGTTATCATCCTGTACAACCGTTCGGCCTGCTCCTGCATCACCATCAAAATTATATACGTCACGTACCATTATAACAACTTGCCCGGTCAATGTCAAACACTTTTTAAAAAGATTTGTATGTCCATCATGCCAAGGCTGCCATCTGCCCAACATTTGCACAGTGGGCTTTTTATAATCAAATGCTTCATCCATTCCAAACATTTTATTTTACTCCATATTTTATAAACTTATACCATAGTCTTTCATGTCCATAATACAGTCCAAATTTTATCACCAAATCAGCTAGAAATACTGCACCAATTGCTTTAGGAGGCAATCCAAAGAACCAGGCAATACAAACTGTAGTTATGCTTGCGACAATACGCCACGTGACTGCTTTAGCCAAATGTCTCTTTGCGCTTACTTCTTCAGCCATTTCTGATATGCCATATTAATTACTGGTTCTAATTCCAGATGTGTGTTCGCGTACCATTCGGTGACATGGTAATCACAGTGCCGAGGTTTTTGAAAGATCTTATTTGTATCTTCGAATCTACCTTCTTGAATAGTATCCATCCAAATAGTATAATCTGGGTCAAAAGCATTTCTTGTTTCTGCGAAAGGACATACAAAGTCTGTAACTGCAATTTTACCAGCCATGGATACACCATCTGATAAGAGTCTCATTCTCATTGCTTGTCTCATTCTGCCTTCATTACTGAAGTCCCAGTCATCATATTCTTTTCTAACAGCATCAGCATTTATCCAAACACCTTCAACAGCCTCTGCCAAAGGTTCTGCTAAAGTACTCTTCCCTGAGCCGGGAAGGCCAAAAATCAATATTTTCATTTTGCTTCCTTAGCTTCCTTTTCCTTAAGTTCTTTGTTTGCTTTTGACTCTTCTTTTTTCTTTTGATGTTTGTCTTCGAAGTCTTTTACGAATTCGTTGATATAGTCTGGGAGTTCGTTCTGAGGAACATTATCACCAGCACTATTGAGAATCATATTCTCGTGATTCATTTGTTGTGACGCTTTGAATTTAATGTACATCTGCTTTTTCTCTTTAGCGATGCGTCTTAAAAATGCGAACCAAATGATTTGCGTGAAATATGCAAAGGGGTTTTGTGATTTTTCTGGATTAAAGTTATTAATATACTGTAAACAGTTTTCAATACCATCAGAGATCATTTCCTCTTTATATGTGTATCCAGAGAAGTTTGGTTTTGTTGCGAGTCTTGTTGCAATTAACAAGATGCATTTTCCAATATAGTCTGGGACTATGGGGTTGCGTTCGCCTGATTCCTCAGCCTCTGCTACCAATTTTTTGTAATCAATTAGAGCTTGTAGTAGATCTTTATTGTTTACATAGTTCTTTTTTCTTGCCATTTTGGCTCTCCTAGTAAACTATCATAATTTAGTAATAGTGTGTATTATAATACAATTTTCGCCCTTTGTCAACCGTTTAGTTAATAAAGTTAAAAAGTTTTCAGTTTTTTTAAAAAAAGGGTTGACATCTGCTTAGATTGTGTTATAATAAGCTTATCGGCTTTAAGTTATACCTATAAAGGATTGATGTCAATAGTGTAGATTTTGAATGGAAACTCTTCAGTACTATAAATCTCTATTCTCTTTTTAAAATGTTTCAGTGTGTAATTTTCAAAACTTCCGACCGATAAATCATCAGCAATATCATACAACACGGCTTGCTCGGAATCTTTAGCTTTCCTTAATGCCCTTCCTATACTTTGTAATACTTTAATCTCTGATTTAGAACCAGAAGCAAAGATCACATTGTCCAATCTTTTTAAGTTGACACCAGTACTAAATACTCCATAGGAAGCCAATATATCATGTTTCTTCTCTGGGTCATTCTCTACCAGATGTCGAATCCTTTCACGTTCCTCTCCGGATGTTCCACCATAGATAAAATGCAACTCTCTTCCTTCTTTGCGCAGCAAAGGTTCTAAGACTTTTCCATGTTTTTCTACCAAATCAAATAACACAAGATTATTCTGGTCCTTGAGCGACCAAAGAAGATTCTTTATAAAGTTATTACGCTTTGTATGATTAGTGAGATATTCACGTTCGGCTGGCCATTTCTTTAATTTGTCTAATCTACCCATTGCATCTTTAAATGCCTTACGAGCGTCATTGTCGTGAGATAAAACAATTGCTTTCACTTTAAAATTGGCAACAGTTCCTTCGTCCATTAATTTCTTTGTTGTCACAAGCTTTTTCACTTTACCAAAACAACCTTCCAAAACTAATCTGTGTGTTTTACTCTCAGCAGATTTTAATGTTCCAGTAAAGCCATGTCGATAGTCACAATCAGTTAATTTATGCATGATTTGTGTGAGAGATTTCGCCTGGAATAGATGAGCTTCGTCTCCCATCACAACTCTAAATTGAGCAAACCAACTCTTGGGTTGTTTTACTAAT